TCAATTAAGAGTTATCTTCGGGCAAATTCAGATTTTACTGATTTTGATTTTGAAGGATCTAATCTATCAGTTTTAATTGATACATTAGCATATAACACTTATATTACAGCATTTAACTCTAATATGATTGTTAATGAATCTTTTTTAGATTCTGCAACTCTTCGTGAAAATGTAGTTTCATTAGCAAGAAATATTGGATATGTACCACGCTCTAGAACTGCCGCAGAAGCAAGAGTATCATTTACCGCTAGTTTAGGTACAACTGATCCAGGAACCTCTATAGCAACCTTACAGGCAGGTTTAGTGTGTACTGGAAATGCAAGTGATACTTCATACATCTTTTCGGTTTCTGAAAATATATCGGCACCTATTGCCAAAGTAAATGGAATCTATCAAGCATCTTTTTCTAATATTGGCATTAAAGAAGGTACGTTTATAACAAAAACATTTACTGCAGATACTTCATTAGATCAAAGGTTTATATTAGATAATACAGGTATTGATACTTCAACAATTCGAGTATATGTTAATTCGGCAAGTGCTGCTGATAAAAATGCATTAGGAAATGAGTATTCTTTAGTAGAAAATATCTTAAATGTAGATTCGACATCAGAAATATTCTTAATTCAAGAAATACAGGATGAAAAGTACGAATTACTCTTTGGTGATGGCCATATTGGTAAGAAATTAGAAAATGAATCAGTTATTACGGTTCAATATATCATTACTGACGGTAAAGAAGGTAATGGTATAGGAACTAATAATACATTTTCCTTTTCTGGAAAAATTGTATCAATTAACCCTTACAATTCCCAATATACACCACTTACTTTAACTCTTTCACCAACAGTTGTTACTAACGAAGTTTCTAAAAATGGTTCTGGTATTGAAGAAGTTAGTTCAATCAAATATTATGCTCCTAGAGTATACTCCTCACAGTACCGTGCAGTCACTCCTAGAGACTATGAAGCGATAGTTAAGCAAATATACCCTGATACTGAATCCGTCGCCGTTGTGGGGGGTGAGGAGATGGATCCACCAGAGTTTGGAAACGTTTATATTAGTATAAAACCTAAAAATGGATCTTTTGTTTCAGATTTTAACAAATCTCTTATTTTATCTAAATTAAAGCAGTACACTGTATCTGGAATAAATCAAAAAATAACAGATCTTAAGATGCTATATGTGGAAATTGATTCTGCTGTTTATTTTGATAATACAAAGGTATCTACTCCAGCTGCATTAAAGACAAGTGTAGTAAATTCCCTTACTACATACTCTAATTCAATTGATTTAAATCAATTTGGGGGAAGATTTAAGTATAGTAAAGTTCAACAAGTTATTGATAATACAGATACTGCTATAACCTCTAATATTACAAGGGTAAAAATTAGAAGAGACCTAAAAGCAGCTCTAAATCAATTTGCTCAGTATGAATTATGTTATGGAAATCAATTCCATGTTAATGAATCAGGATTTAATATTAAATCTACAGGATTTAAGATTTCTGGCACTACAAAAACAGTTTATATAACTGATATTCCTAATACAGACTTAAAAACAGGAGTAATTTCTATTATAGATGTATTAGATGATGGTACATATAATGTTGTTGCTAAATCTGCAGGAACTGTAGATTATATTAAAGGAGAAATATTATTGAATACAATAAATATCACTTCAACTCTTAATACTTCAGGTATTATTGAAATACAAGCAATTCCTGAATCAAATGATGTTGTAGGGTTAAGAGAATTGTATATCAATTTAAGTCTTTCTAAAAGTAAAATAAATATGGTGAGAGATGTTATTAGTTCTGGTGATGAAGTAACAGGCACCACCTTTATTAAAGATTTCTATACATCTAGTTATTCCAACGGACAATTAAAACGACAGTAATATGATACAGACTGGTTTTGAATCTAAAGTTAAGATTCAGGAAATAATTGACAATCAATTACCTGAGTTTGTTTTAAGTGAATCACCGAATACGGTAGATTTTTTAAAACAATATTATATTTCTCAAGAATATCAGGGTGGCCCTGTTGATATTACAGATAATTTAGATCAATATTTAAAATTAGATAATTTAACACCTAATGTAGTAGTTGATTCTACTACATTGAGTTCCGATATTAGTAGTGAAGATAAAACTATTGAAGTTTCTACTACTAAGGGATTTCCTAAAGAGTATGGACTACTCAAGATTGGTAGTGAGATTATTACATATACTGGCCTGACTACAAATACCTTTACTGGATGTGTTAGGGGATTTTGTGGTATTACTAGTTATCATCAAGAATTAAATAAAGGAGAATTAGTTTTTAGTGATACTACAGCAGAATCACATAAAACAGATGAATCCATACAGAATTTAAGTGCTTTATTTCTTAAGGAATTTTACAAAAAACAGAAATCTACTTTAACACCTGGTTTAGAAGACGTTTCTTTTGCATCTAATGTAAATGCTGGTAATTTTATAAAGAATGCAAGATCATTATATGAGTCAAAAGGTACAAATGAGTCATTTAGAATCTTATTTAATGTTCTTTACGGTGAAACCCCTAAAGTTATTAATTTAGAGGACTATTTACTTAAACCATCTTCAGCTGATTTTGTTAGAAGAGAAATAATAATAGCAGATTTAATTTCTGGTGATCCTTCTAAATTAGTGGGTCAAACAATATTTAAAGAATCAGATTTAAGTACAAATGCATCTATTTCAGAAGTAGAACCTTTTACTAGAGTTGGAGTAGCTTTAACTGAAAATAAGCAATATTATAAAATTTCACTTTTTATGGGATATGATGAATCTGCATCAACCATACAAGGTAATTTTAGTATTACACCAGCATCTAAAGTATTAGAAAATGTTGGTGCTGGAGCTTCTACAATACTTGTAGATTCTACTGTAGGATTTGGAACAACAGGTACTATTGTTTCTGGAATCAATACAAATATTAATTATACTGGTAAAAGTATTAATCAATTCTTTGGATGTACAGGTATTGGAGCATCAATACAAACTGCAGATGTAGTAAGAAATGATGATATCTATTTTGGTTATGAAGATGGTAATATTGATGGAACAAAAGTTCAATTAAGATTAACTGGAGTTTTATCAGATTTTGAACAAGTATCTAAAAATATCTCTATAGATGAAGGTGAAATTATTAGTGTCAGTAATATTGGAGATTTAATTGAAAATCCTGATACTAATAAGACTTATAAAGAAATTTTCGCAAATTCATGGATATACAATACTAGTGTAAGATATAAATTGGGTGTTATTGTAGGTGCTGGTTGCACAACTGCAGGAGATACTGATAAATCAAGTCTTAAATTGGGCGATAAGGTTGAAATACTTAAATCTAACTCAAATGTTGTCGTAAGGGGTGGTAATGGAGATCTTTTCATTCAAGATATTGATAATAAAGATATAACTCTAAGTGTTGATACAAATCTTGTAGCATTGGAAGAGGGAATATATGATATTAGAAGAAAAGTTAATACGGCTTTCAGTGAGAAAGTACCTCTAAAAGACGGAATGATACTTTCGGATGTTCAGAATTTGTATGTAGGAAGTGCCAATACTACCTATATTGCATCTAATTCTTTACCATCAGGAAGAAGTGGAGCTACATCATTAAATTATATTAATAATATAGGAATTGATGTTGAAACAGTTGTAGCAGCTGGATTAACGGAGAAGAATCCTTTAACTAATAACTATAAAACTCTTCAATTTAATAATGATTTAAAGTTTATAAATGGCGATAAAGTTTATTATGAACCTGAATCATGGCAAACTCCTTATATTGGATTAGATACGGGATCTTATTATGTTGGAATAGGAACTACTACAAAAGAGATGAAGTTATATACATCTAGATCTTTTGTAGATGGTACTAATTTTATAGAATTAAATGTTTCATCTAGTAGTAGTGGTATTAATACTGGTGGACATAGATTTACTTTAGATTCACAGAAAACAAATATAATAGGACCTCAGAAATTACTTAAAAAATTCTCTTTAGAATCAACTATTAATAGAGGAACTCAAGTTGAAACAACTCCAGGTTCCATTGGAATGTTAATTGATGGAGTAGAAATTACAAATTATAAATCTAATGATAAAATTTATTATGGCCCATTAGAAAATGTAAGTATTTTAAATGAAGGAAGTAATTATGATCTTATTAATCTTCCTAAAATAGATATTGCCCCAAGTATTGGTATTACAGCATTATTACAACCAGTAGTTAGTGGTCCAATTACTAAAATTGATGTAGATCCTCAAGGATTTGATATTGAAAGAGTGGTATCTATTGGTGTTACTGGTGGAAATAGTAATGCTGTATTAAATCCAGTAATTATTAAGAAATCTAGGACTGTTAATTTTGATGGTAGATCAACTACTAATTCTGGAGGAGTTAATATTACCACAGATCAAATTACATTTCTTGAAAATCATAGATTTAAGAATAATCAACAGGTAATTTATAAGTCTAATGGAAATAATGGAATAGGCCTTGGTATAGGAGTTTCTTCTTTAGTTAATAATTCGACTTATTTTGTAAATGTTATTAACAATAATACCGTTCAATTATATCCTTCTCTTAATGAGTCTATATCAGGTATTAATACTGTAGGATTTGGTACGACAAGTCTTGCAGGAATACATCAATTTTCAACTCTTCCCGATCAAACTTCAATTACTGGTATTGAAGTGGTAGATGGGGGTAAATTTACAAATAGAAAGTTAATTGTCAAGTCTAGTGGTATTTCAACTGCTTATAATACGGTTAATTTTGTTAATCATGGATTTAAAGATGGTGAAATAGTAGAATATTCCACTACGGGAACATCTATATCAGGATTGACAACTACAAATCAATATCAAATCAATAAAATTGATGATAATTCCTTTAAATTGACTGATGCAGGGGTTGGAGGAACAATAAGAAGCAATTATATATCAAAAAATTATGTAAGTTTAGGATCTACTGGAACTGGTTATCATAATTTTGCTTATCCAGACATTGTAGTGTCTTTAGACTATGCTCCTGTGGGATTTGGAACCACTACTCAACCTGTAGAAACGGTAATTCTTACTCCAACGGTAAGAGGATCTATTATTGATGCTTATCTTTATGAAACTGGGACAGGATATGGTTCTTCTATACTAAATTTTGAAAATAAACCCATAATTTCTATAAAAACGGGTAAAAATGCTCAATTAGAACCCATAATAGTGGATGGTAGAATTGATTCTGTTAATCTTCAGTATGGTGGTGAGCAATATTTCTCCATTCCAGACGTGAATATTATAGATTCTAGTGGTAAAGGAAGTGGAGCTTCTTTACGACCTGTTATTACGAATAATAGAATAACTAGTGTAGAGATTATTAATCCAGGAATTGGATATTCGAGTCTAGATACCTCAATAAATGTTGTTGCAGCAGGAAAAAATGCCTTAATGGATGTTAATGTAAGACCATTAAGTATTGATATAAGTAAAAAATATAAAAATAGTGAATTATTG